GGTATATACACCAAATGGAATGCAGAATCGACTCACGATTTCTACATATTCCCACTTCACGAAGTGAATACACAATTTATTTATTTATATTAAAATTGTATTAAAAACATATTAGTCTTTCGACTTGTAATTTTACAGAATGTTACGCATCCTTACCTTTTCTATACACGTATACACATGCACGAACTGATTCATTGGGTATTGACATAACCAACAGAACTGCTTCATACGGCACACCATGAAACAATGATAGTACAACGGCATTTTGCATACGAACATTTCCAAATGTTCGATTCCCACCCAGTTTTATGCCCTTTGCACTCCCATATTTCACCTTATCAGCAACTAAAAACATCTCCTCCATATCTACTTCACCAATATTGAGGTAACGATCAGACACAAGAGATTCATCACGATCATCAGCAATAAACCCAGCTATCATAAATTTTGCTATCGTGGCCCATTCAGCCCACGAAGTCTGACTAGAATAATTCTTATCATCTGACTTAATAACCTTAGGACCGTCACCTTTAGAATTACCAGACCCAAGCATACCGATCGCAGCCTGAATATCATGAATGACATTTGTCATTTTAACGATAGTCTGATTGGCAACATATAATTGTTGTTCAAGTTCTAATATACGCATATCGCGAACATCCACGCGAGTTGCAATTGCCGGTAATTTATTATAAATATAATAACACATCATTTGCTTAGCCTTCTTATCAGAATAACCGGTAGCACCAAAACGATAAGTGATACTGTATGTACAGTCATACACACTAGTTATCAATACACCATCAGTCGGTTTATCAATTTTCAATTGTCTAGATCTGCTAGCAAGCTCATGATTCAGTTTTGAGGCCCAATCAACCAACATATCAGATGCCTTCATAGTAGCAAGTACGTCTTCCAACTTCAGCATAACATCCATAGTCATTTTATATTGGCGGTTGACTACAAACCGCCCCCACATGATCGTGAGTTGATCATTGTAACACAGACAACTCGTCATTGACGAGGTGAGGTTGATAAACCTCTTCGACCACTATGGAAGTGAACGCAAGCCATTGCTGTTCAGAAATATGCGACCACGATTTAATGGCATCCAACACCATCATTGCTTCTTCATATGAACACCCTTTTAAATCACAGCAAGCCATCAATACATAATGTTCGCCTAAAACACCCCACAAGCGAATTGCATCACGTAGACTTTCTTGATATTGTGCAAAATGCTGATAATCTTTGGCACGAAAAGCAGCCACTTTTACCAAGGTACGATGGATATTTGGCACCAACAAACCGTCACACATAACCATACCACAGAATTCCCCTTTTTCCACCTCTAAAAGTTTAATCCTAAGTATTGTCGCAGCATATATGTCGGCTAAACGTTCTGTATCAATCGTAAGCAAACCTTGCGCCTTAAACACATCATCGCCCTTATATATCATCATCATCGGACCGCCACCATGTGAACAATAATGCACTATCAATTTAACAGGTATTCCATTAGCCCATAAGGTCGCCGGCTCACCCGACATCTTCTCATACAGCAACCAAACAACAAAGCCATCACCAACTAATTTTGCGTGATGTCTAAATTGAAAGTATATGATCACAAATTGCGCAGGCAACCCCAATTTAATCATATATTGCTGCTCAAGATATTGAGTCCATACATCCTGCGATGC